AACACCGGTTGTTGTTAAAAGAGCAATAGAACAACGGCTATCATTTTTTGCAAGAACCGTGCCTATGATACGATGTAACTTATAAATAGGAATATTATTCTGACCACGCTTATAAAAATAATCTATTTCAGGTTCAGGAGATAATTTATTGAAGTCTACAATTCCATACCTATTAACATCAACATCTGCAAGTTCATGTTTACTATAATAGAAACATAATGAACTCATTTCCCATGAAGATTCATTACCCGCCGCATATTTGTCCCATAATTCTTTGAACAAGATCCAATTATACTGGTCTAATAATTCTTGCTGATGAGTTTTGAGATAATCTCTTGCAACATCCATTATCTTTTGATAAATCTTATCCCACTTTGTTTGAAGAATACAAGTATAACCATTTATTACTTCAAGATTATCTGCATAATCACTTAAAAACCTATCAAAAAACTGAACACAAATATCATCAAATACATAATACTGCTTAACCTTTTTATTTTCTTTGAGATATTTTGTGAAATTAAATACTCTTAACTGCAATTCTAATTCATTAGGAATTAAATCATTTTGAACAAGACCATTAAAGTTTTGAAGATTTAACTTTGTCTTTGGTTCACAAACTGTCATAAGATAATAAGCCATAATTTCTTTTCTACTGTTAAATGACTTATCTATTTCATCAAAGGCACCCGCTTTGATAAGATTAATAACCGCTGTCTTCTTAATTGGACATCTATTCATAAAATCTTTAATACCAACATAAGGACGATTTGTTTGAATCTGGTCAATAATATCATCACTAATATTACTTAATGCCTTTAATCCATAAAGAATACGATTATTCTTTATATCGGGTTTAAAACCATAATCTGATGTATTTATATTTACTAAAGATACTTTAATACCTTTAGATCTGATTGCACCAATAGCCTTAGCAAGCTTTGCATAATCAGTAGACTTATCTTTCTTTGTATCATCATCTTCATTATCTTCAAATTCTTCATCATCATCAAGAGCTGCGCTATTTACTACAAGACAAGCTGTATCCCAATAAATAGGATTCCATTTTGTCGCAATATATGCAGTTTGAAAACCAATGAACGAATATGCAAGAGCATGGATAACAGAGAATGAATAACCCATCTGAGGACCAATACCACACTCCCACACATATTTACCAAGTGCAGGACTGGTCGCTTGCGCCAATACCTGCTGATGAAGTGCGGGAATCTTGCTCATCTGCTTCTTACCAACTATCTTACGTGCCGCATTTGCGTCTTTCAAACTGAAACCACAAATCTTTTCATCCATCAACATTGTCATTAACTGTTCCTGTGAAGGTGGTACGCCATGAGATTTGAGGAAGTGCGGCTTTAATGCATCCATTTCCGCATCAGTTAATCCATATTTCCGCATTTCATCATACCAAAGAAGTATATTATTTTTAAATCTAATATACTTGTCCATTGGCTGTTCTTCTCCATCTTCTCCTGTCATAAGACGCATTAATCCATTTGCATCTGTTAACTCTAAGATAGTTCTAGGCTTAATTTTCTTTGCTGCTTGACTACCAACTTCACTATCAAACTGGAACAAGTCAAGAACTTTAACTTTTTGAATGTTTTCCCAAATATCTTTATCTTCAATAGGAAGAACATTCGGATGAAAATATTTATTATAAACTTCTCTTAATGTTAAATCTTTTTCAATTTCACCATACTCTTGTAAGAACTGTATGGCTTGTACTAACTTATCTTGTACTTCTGTTACAAGGAAATCATACTTTGTCATTCCTGCAGCTTCACACATATGCAAATCATACTGTGTAATGATACTACCCGAAGGAGTTTTCATAAAACAACCAAATTCATAAGGATCTTCATCAAACAAAATTACACCTGATGCATGAGATCCTCTACGTGAGATAAGACCTTCGATACCAAACATAATATCTAATAAACCGGGATACTGATTAACCTCATTTATAAATGCGGCGACCGGTTTTCTATTTTTATCTTTATCTCCATATACTACTTCATGTAAACTCCATAAGAATCCACGTTCCTGTGGGATAAGAGATGACATATACTGAGCTGTATCAACATCAATACCATTAGGACAATCTTCTGAACGATAACCACGACAAGCTGTCTGAATCGCAGACTTTGTTGTTTCTGTACCAAATGTTGCAATTAAAGTACATCCACAATTCTTCCTTGTTATATCATCAATTTCTGGTAAGAATTTTTGTCCACGCTCTTCTTTAATTTTCTGTAAGATAAGAGGACGCTTTGATGGACATAAATCTAAGTCAATATCACCTAACTCAAATCTTTCTTTATTCAAATATCTCCAGAATGGGAGATCCCATTTAATAGGATCAAGCTGAGTTATACCAAGAAGATAATGATTAAGACCTGAACAAGATGAACCACGTCCCGCACCTACCATACTTCCGCATTCCCAAAACAAATCAACATAATGCTGAAGTGTGATAGGATATGAGAACATATTTGTATGAAGTGCTTCACCTATTGTTCTTTTAATATCTGCTTCATATTCAAGCCTTTGTGTATATTCAGGATGATTATCTAATACATCAATAAATGTTTCACAATCATCAAAAATTGATACCATTTTTTCATAGCACTGATTAATCCAATATCTTTCATAATTATTATCAGATGTGAACATTCTTTTTGTTTCGGGATATGCTTCTATATCATCTGCAATTGAGTTATTTGTTCCCCACCAATTTTGCTTTGGATAATCTTTAACTTCTACTCTTGGTATCTGTTGACTATGTAACAAACTATAATTTTCAATTTTATCATAAATCTCCATACTATTTTTACATAATTCATCATATAAATCTACAATAGATGGAGTTAAATTCTCTTTTACTTCTTTTTCATCTTGAAGATAAGCGTACTCATAAAACTGTGCAACTTCACGTTCACCATCTTTTGAGTTAAGAAATGCTTCATGAATAAATCTATCATTCTTTGTAAGATAATGAGCATCTGAACCAAGAACCATCTTAACACCAAAGACAACAGATAACTCTGCAATCTTCTTATTAACAATTATCTGATCCTTACTTGCGGCGGGCGCTACTTCAAAATAAAAATCATCATTAAACAAATCTTTACATCCTAATACAAAATCAATAATTTGCTGTTTCTTAATTTGTTCAGTTTGCGTATCACCTATTTTTCTTGCTACTTCAAGTTCAAGAATTGATGAACCAAGTTCTCCGCCCATACAGGCAGTTGTTGCAATGAGATGCCCGGGATTCTTTTTAATAACTTTAGTTAACTCACTTTTAAGAGTCGGAACACGCTCTTGACCTCTGTCTACGTATGAACTCATCCACGCACAACTAGATAATTCTCTTAATTGACGATGACCTTCCGCATCCTTTGCAATTAAGATAAAATGATAATATTTTTGTCCTTTATCTCTTGTGTCTGTAAGATAAATTTCATTACCTAATGCTACTTTAAAATCAGGATTAGTTTCTCTTATCTTTTGTGCAATCATATTTACTTCAATATGACAAGATAAACACTCATGGTCTGTAATTGCTAAACCAGCTAATCCTATCTCTTGTGCTCTCTGAATAAGCTGATTAGGCTGGTTAATACTATCAACCAACCTAATATTACTATACATTGTATGTGTATGTGTATCAAAACGAGGAATTGTCATTATTATTTTTACCCCTCTTTTTATTATTTATATATATTATATCATATTTTTTGTTTTTTGTCAACTTTTACATTTTTATCAAATTATTAATGTAACCCATACTCCATTTCATTATAAGCGTCTTCCCAATCTTCATAATAGCTTGAAGAACTGTCTGTTGTATATTCTGTTTCTTCGCGCATTTCTTTATTAAATAAATAGGCATCTAATTCGTCACAAAATTCATCAAGACAGCCAGCCCAATTAATTAATTCTCTTAAACTATTTGCCTTTTGAATATCTTCATCATTGGGATTAGATTTTTTTAAATATTGTAGAAAATCATTTTCATTAATATCATATGCATAAACTCGTCTAACTGTTTGATAAATTGTCATCAATATTCTCCTTCAACATCTATTTCTTTATATTCAAACTCATTTTTTAAACTTTCTTCTGCCATTTCTTCATAACTAATATCCTGACCATCAGTATATAGTGTTCTTGCTTCATAATACCATGGCCAGTTATCAACCCCAGCGCATTCAAGAGCATTTAATCTATGTTCACTTTCTAATAAATTTAGCAATCTTTTTTCATCTATGGAATAATATTTCATCTTTTACCTCATTAATACGAGCTTTTCACTAGCTCTGGTAGCGGCTGTGTACAGCCAACGTTTATGTTCTTCTCGGTCAAAAGGAAAAGATTCCTCAAGAACAAGAACCTTATCCCACTCAGAACCCTGAGCAGCATGACACGTAAGTGCGTATCCATAAGTCATTTGCTTAGGAAGAATATCTCCTAATTTAGCTCTTTGCTTACCAATTGCATATGAAACTCTCCAGTCTACGCAAGGCTCTTCTTTTAATAAGAAGTCTTTATCAATACTAATATTTGTAAAAGCTGTAGCACCCTCGGGTTCAAAATTGCAAATCATACAAGGTAAATCATGTCTATCATTTTTAATATATCTGGGTATGCGTACAAAGCTTTCAAAAGGATTTCCAACGATACCAATAGAACCATTGACAAGAGCATCTCCCTCTTCATTACAATCATCCCAATAGTTACGTTTACAAATAATCTTTTCTCCATCGCATAAGTCACCTTCAAATCCAAGCAGTCCTCTAACTTGATTATTGATATTGTGACGAGTGGCATTAGTAGCAGATAAAATTGTATCTGCCCAAAGAAGATGACCTGTAACAAGTTCTTTCTTTGGAATTACCATAACCTCTTTTCCATTTATAAAAGGAATATCTGCACCATCACGAATTTTCATAGTGAGCTGAATAATCTCAGACTCTTCTGCCTGACGCATAATCTGATCAAGGAAAACATGCGGATGCTCAAGAATATCATGAGATTCGTTTTTGTCAATCATAGGTAACTGTCCGGGATCTCCAAGAAAGATAATAAAAATATTGTGCTTTAAAAGCATTTCAATCATGCTTTTTGGCACCATAGAAACCTCATCAACTACGACAATAGTATATTCAAGAGCCATTTTAGGGATACGGATAAAGCCTCCTCCGGGTAAGGGTCTACTATCAAATAAGAGACGATGTAAAGTCATCGCATTTTTATTGCCTTTCTTGCGGAGGACCTGAGCTGCCTTACCCGTGAATGTAGCATATGCAACCTTAGATTCATCGACAGCAAGTGCCGTGATAATGAAACGAACTAAGGTAGACTTACCGGTTCCCGCATATCCCGCAATAGTAACATATTTTTCATGGTTCTTATATCTCTCTAAAGCTATTCTTAATCCTTCTTCTTGTTTATTAGTTAATTCCATTATTATCACCTATCAATAACATTTTACTAAAATTAGTTCCACAATAAGGACATATTTCTTCAGTAATTAACGCTCCACAATTAGGACAATGTGTTTCACCTTTTATTTTTAAATCAATAGATGTATCAATATACTGTTTAGTTTTTTCCATTATTTTTGCAAGTCCGCTATAATCTAAAAATTTCATTATCTACCACCTCTATTTTATTTTCTATATATATTATATCATATTTTTATAAAAAAATCAAGGGAGATTTTTCAATCTCCCTTAATTACTATTTCTAATAACTCCGGAGGTAAATATTTTTCAAGTATCATTAAATTAGGCAAACCAGTTCCTTTAAAATACTCTTCTGCTATTCCTCCTCCAATAGCTCCTAAAGTGTCCATATCACATGGTAAAGACATTACATTACGCATAAATTCTTCCCAATTGCCAGCTTCTAAAAAGCATCTAATAGCAGGGGCTACAGAGCCTTGACAAGTAACATCCCATTGATAGAAAAGACGCATTTTATTTAATTCCATTGAAATAGGATATTTATAAACTGCTTCATCATTATAAAATCTACTAACGTAATTGTAAATCTCTTCTTTTGTCTTTCCGTTTTTTGCCGCCCAGACGCACATCGCAGTAACGATGCTACCCTTTACTCCTTGTGGATGATTATGAGTTACCATTGCAGAGCGTTTAGCCTGTTCAACCACATCATTAGGGTCATCATAAAATTCTCCAATGTAAGAGCATCTCATAGCGGAACCGTTTCCAAAAGAACCATATGGCTGTGGATTTTTAGACATTAACCATGTTTTAAAACTTCCTCCATACCCAGTTTTGTATCTATTTCCAAACTCATAATATGCTTTTTGAAAATCTGGTTCTTTAGGATTCTTTAATATTGCATCTTTTGTAGCAATAGATAAAATTGTATCATCTGTAAAACGGCATTTGTCTGTGAATAAATCAACATTTTTCCAATCTAAATCATAAGGTCGCATACGAGAAAATTCATATTGGGAACCACTAATATCTCCTAAAATTACTCCTGTTAATGCCATATTTAAAATCCCCACTTATTAATTATATTTTGTTCTTCTTTTACTATTTCATAATTTTCTAACATGAGTTGCGGATTAAGTTGATAATTCCATTCATTAATTACACATTTACATACTGCATTTATCTTGCAGGGATGAGTAGAAAATTGTTCAATTTCTTCATCGGTTCCACTAAATTGAATAATTGAAACATTGGGGCAATCATATTTTAATGTATTAGATTTCATTACTTTAAAAGTATTTTCATTGACGGGGATGTTAGTAATATAGACATAAGAACGAGATAAGTCTTTTCCCCAATAGTCATTCATTTGAGCTATTTCAATTACTTTATTTCCGTCTATTTCATCATAATTCCAAATATAATCCACAAAATAGCTAGGCTCTGCGGAAAGGTCTTTTAATACTTCATCTGTATGCTCTATAAATTGATAAATATAATCACCTTTAATTTCTGGCTCAGATTCTTCATATCCTAAGCCAAGACCAAATGCACCTTGGTGTCCTTCCGCATATAAGCAACCGGGCGCCGCCGCACATATATCTTTAAAATTCATATCTCCATATCCACGAGCGGAACCTTGATAAGATATTTTTTTGTCTTCATTTATTACCTTCATTAATACTGCTGTTGGTCGTTGATATTTATTAGCAATTTTATTTGCAATTAATCCTGCAATATTTTTATCAACTTCATTAGGCTCAAGCAAGAATAAAAGCACTTTATGGTTAAGAAGATTTCTTTCTTTAATTAAAGTTTCAAGCTTTTCCATTCCCGCCTCTTCAGCTCTTGTTTGTCTATTTTTAACATTGGTACAAGTACGAATAGCTTGGTCAACTACTCGTTCCATTTCACCTAATTTATGTCCTCTTTTATTTGAAAGAATAGGATTAAATGCTTTAAAATTAATCATAGACTCAAAAACAACTTCTTTTTCTTCTAATGTACCACTTCGTACAATAGCATTTACAAGAGGGGCAATAAAAAATGCGGCGCCCATTGGAGTTATTTTTAACCCATTGTTATTTGAAGGCTTATAATCCGGTTTATTTAAAGAAAAATCATTCTTTGCTGCCATTGAATAAATAAAAGGATTTTTAATATTCCTTTCTTTAAAACCTTCAAATATTAAAGTTTTAGTCTCAATAGAGCAAAGACTCATCATATCTGCCATATTACCAAGAGCAACTAAATCAAGATAATTATTAGCATAATCATTTCCGCCAATTATATCAAGATACCGACAAAATTGCCATACTACACCAACACCTGAAAGTTCCTTATTTGGATAATCGGAAAGTTGATTGTTGATAATTATCGCATTTTCAGAAATCTGATCTGCTTCATGATGGTCTAATACTAAGATATCAATACCTTCATGATGAAGATAGTAATGTTCATAAAAATCATTACTTGATGAGTCTGGTAATATAACCATTTTAAATTCTTTTGCAAAATCATAACAGTCTGATAAACCATGTTGTTTCCCATCATGGATATACCATTGTATATGATTTTCCGTATAATAAGGAAAACAATCATGTAAATAATTTATTAAAAGGGAACTAGAAGTAAAACCATCACAATCGGCATCAATAACAATTAAAATATCATCTTCTGCGGCGATGTGAGTCATAAGTGTTCTAGCTCCATTATGTAAAATGTCTTCACCGAGAGCGAGAGGAGAATTTATGTCCGCCATAGTTGCATTTAAATATTTTTGAATATCTGTTACCCCTCTATTGTGAAGAACCTGTATAGTTGCACTTGGATAAGTGGGTTTATTTATTAATTGTACTTTCATATAAATTTACTCTATTTTGATAAAGATTCAAAAATTTCTCCTTTCCTTCATCAGTAGGACTCGCTTTATAATCAAAGGTCATATCTTTATCGAACAGAAAACTAATTGTTGTAAAACGTCCGTATTTATTTTGAATACCTTTTAAATTTTTTACAAGCTTTTTATGTTCATTATCATTTAATTGTTGAAACTGTCGATCTAGCCCAACGATTATTTCTTCAGCGCCCGCTTTTATTAAAAGCCAAAATTGATAATTAATAAAAGAGCTGCCGCACATCGCGGTTGAGATATTATTCTCTTGTCCAAACATTGTAGCATATTGCATTACAGATTTTTCTGCTTCAAACACAAATGCTTTTTTCATTCTTCTTATATTATCTTTATTTTGATATAATCCATATAAAGAAAATGATAAAGGATGATTATACATTTTTCCATTTATTTTGAAAGGTCTATATTTTCCATACCTTTCTACATCATCTGGTACTAAAAGTCTTTCTCTTACACCAATTAACCCACCTTCTACTTCTCGGTGAGGGATAATGATACCGCAGTTTTTAGGATCATAACAAATTTCATAATAATCCATTACCTCTTTAGAAATGCCATCTTTAATCCACGGCTCAAGAATTGGTCGAGGAAAGTTTTTAAGAAACTTATCATCATAAGTTTTTAATTCAACAATTTGTGTTTCTAAAGATATATTAGTAATTCTATCATAATTTTCTAAATATTGCAAGTCTTTTGTAGTGTCGTCCATTGCATTTTGTGACACATTAGGCGCATAACCAAAATATTCTGCAACATATTGAATTGCTTGCGGGAGGGGCCATTCCTTACATAACTCTCGGCTTTTTACTCTTCGTACTAGTTCAAAAATATCAAAAGTTGGCTCATCGCAACCCGTATAACAACGTAAAAGATGCGTATTATCATAATAGTATAATTTATGACTATCTCCACCATGACAAATAGTTTTACATATAAGAACGTCATTTTGGACTTGGGGTTCTCCTCCCAAGTCCGCAATTAACTGTTTCACTTGCATTATATCAAGATTATTTTTAATTTCATCTTTATCATATTCATATGCCATATCAGAATGCACTCGCTTCCTCAACTTTAATTTTTAACAATGGCATTTCAATTACATTAAACATCCAATCTGTAACAAATATCGTATCGAAACGACATATACCTCTTTCTGCAATCGTCCAAAGATAAATTCCTTTCCATTTATTTGCACGATTTTTATATACACTTATTTTAACATTCGGAATAGGCAAATTATTCTTCTTACAAAATGCACTTACCTTTTCTCTATCTTCTGCTGTTGCTTCAAGCATAATGCAACCTAAGTCAATTCTATCTGCAATAGCCTTTGAACCACGAAGTAAATTCTGGTCAGGAGTTTCAGAAGTCTGATAATCTGCATTAAGCTGAGTACTAGATAAAATAAAAATGCCCTGCTGTACAGCGATATCTTTTAATTTTGATGATAAAAGAAACAGGATATTATCCTCACGGAGATTCTTAACACCACTTTTACCACCAATCTCTGTTAAAATTTTTGCAGATGAGTGGATATAATCAAAGAAACAATATTGCATTTGATACTCTCGAATATGCTTCTTAATGACTGCTTCAATATCTTCTGTTGAGAAGTCTGGCATACATACAAAATGAATTTTACTCTGTTTAAGTAATTGTTTTGCTTTAACAATTCTTTCCCATTCTCCTGCATAATATTCATGCATTACAATATGGTCTTCTTCAACTCCGGAAATGAAAGCAATTGCACTAACCTGAATTTCATCTATATCTTGCTCTGTTGCAATAAATGTGGTTGACTGACAACTACCTGTACTTACCCATTTATTCTCTTTTAAGTCATACATTTGAGAACAACCTATATAACAAGCATCTCCAACCATGTTTCTTGTCTTACCTACGTTGGTTGCGGCAGACCTTAAGTAGAACTTACCTAATCTTGCTCCTCGTCCAACTGTGGTTAAAAATATATCATAAAGAGGATAGCCAACTGCAGGAGTATCTGCAAAAGAATCAATTAACTCGTCTATGCCATCTCCAATCTGGCATCCGCAGTCAAGAGAATCATGCATATAAGTTAATTTAATATCATCTATTTTATCATTAATTTTATTATAAATATCTTCAAGAGAAGCATTATCTAACCAATCTTCTTGCTCTTGTTTCTTTTTTGTATCAAATAATTCATCAGGATTATATATCCAATCCAAATTCATTCCCATATTCTCATAAGCTCTTAATAAAGACATTTTCTTCATTCGCTTATAATAATAATCAAAAGTATTAGGATTGGCAATTTCCGCAGCCTTTAATAAAAATTCTGCACCTTTATTTGCTTTATAAAGTGCGGCAGCCTTAGGTCTTTGTGTCAAGAAGTCTTCAATTGCAGGAAGCGTTATTTCTTTTGCACCAAGTTGCCATAAACTATAAATGCAACCAAATACCATTTGATGAAAGTCATCACAAAAATCTTGCTCTATGAAATGATACTTATCATCTTGTTCAAATAGTTTAGGATTTTTATAGACATTGCCTATAACTTGCACTAGATTTGATATTTCAATGTATTTACTCTTCATCTTCTTCTACCCCTAAACTAAAACTTCTTCTTTTTGTACCTCTCTTTTGCGGAGGTCTAATTAAAATTTCTTTAATTTGAGTTATAATATCTTTTTGTTGTTGCATTAACTCTTGAGCCATAAATAAACTGTAATAATAATTATAGGCATCATTATACACATAAGGGATAATACCTATACTGTTATTTGCTTTGTCTTTTGGATTATTTTTTATATCAAAAAAATAAATTAAAGATTTTAACATGCCTGAATAACTATAACCATTTTCTTCTTTAAACTTTTTTATTTGTTTGTTTATTAACGCCCAATTTGCATTTTGTCCAAATAATTGAGATATATAGTTTTTTAATTTAGTTAAGTCTTCGTCCTCTTTAATTACTAAAGGGACTAGTTCTCCGTCTGGTTTACACTTATAATGTGCATAACGACGCGCACCGGTCTTAACCGCTTGCTCTGTGTCTCGGTCGAACCGCTTCCCGCACACACTACATATTACAGGATGCCCCATACTATAAATCTCCTTATAATTCTTTATATTAATATTATACCATATTTTTATAAAAAAATCAAGGGGAAGATGCTTTATCTTCCCCTTATTTATTTTAACCCTTAACGAGTTCTTTTAATTCACTGACAATAAGTGATAATGCTTCGACTTGATTCTCATTACACTGAGAAACTCGTCCACCCTTGCCAAGATGCTTTTCAGTAATCTGAACAATTTTGGGTGCCCAGTAATTCTTAAACTTAACTCCATCTTCTGTAGAGCAAGCTTCATCTGAACTTCCGGGGATGTTCATTATAATACTATTAAATGCAGCTACTAACTTATTAAAGTCAAGGTCTTCTGTTGTATTTAACTTCTGCTGTTCTGCGAAAGAAGTAACAGTTGAGTGGTCTAATTCTCTCTTCTTATCAATACCCTCTTGGATTGCCGCAGTAAGGTTCTCCGCAGTAAATTCCTTGATATAGGTAGGAGTGTATTCAATTCTTGCTCTTGCAAAGAAATCTTTAGTCTGAGCAAGATATGCAGAAGACTTAATTACTCGACCCTCTGCGTCAACTCCGTTACTCTCCAAGTAAACAACATAGTCACATTTATCAATAATAGGATTCATACAACGCTTATCTCCCTTAGGAGTGATAAACTTTGTTTGAGTATCAACCTGTGCGTGAGCAATGAATACAACTGTATATCCAGCGCTAACTAAAAGGTTAATCTGCCTAAAATATTCTTTTTCATATAACTGATAAAGGTTGTGCTTTCCATCTCCATCAGCCATTGTTAAAGCACCATCGCCATATGTATTACATACATAATCCTGACAATAAATTGATGATGCATAAACTTCATCAACAATAATCGTTGAGTATAATTCCTTAGCCTTTTCCATTGTAGGTCCGGTGAACTGTTTAACGATAGTCTTAAAATCAGACCAACGAGTTACCGGTACGTAAGGGATTCCATCAAGACCATTTAAACCCATTTCGCAAGCAATTACGAAAGGCTTAGGAAAACGAGTTGCCTGATAAGTTTTACCAAGGTTATTTCCACCATATATAAGAATAATTTTTCCTTCAAGTCCATTAGCAATAACGGATTTTGGCGCATTAAAAATATCTACCATGTTTTTATTTCCTCTCTAAAATTCGCTTTTAAAAAATCCAAAACCATATTTCATTTTCAATCTCGACTGTTTGCGCAACAGTCGCCTAATTATTCATTAAACAAGATAAAAAATTTACAAAAATATGGGGAGTGTAACAACTCCCCATATCTATTAGGGTTTATAATGAATGATTAGAAATTAAATCCGCCTGCTGCTGCGGGAGCAACCGCCTTTGCTGCGGGAGCCGCTGCATTTCCGCTGGCCCTACTTGCCTGATACTCTTCCTGATTCTTCTTAACTTCTGCAAGATAAATCTCACGCTTTGCAACAAGCTCATTTACCTCATCGGCGGTTGTGCCTGTAGCACTGTCATCAAGAGCATAAGGCTGAGGAAGAACACCGGTGATAACCCATTCCTTAACAGTATTTACATACTCAGTAACCTTTGCTTCACCAAAAGCAGACTCTTCAGACTTGGTTGTCTTTACTGTCTGGCTCTCAATATTACCCCATACCTTTGTGAAAGTAGGATTGTTGTTGCTTGCTTCAAGACTCTCGAAGTACGCAATACCTGCAGGATTCTTTACAACAAGGTCAACCGGTTTAAGTGCGTTCTGATAACCAAATACATAACCGCTTACCTTAAGATAATCCTTATCGATATTTCTTTCAGGATTTGCTTCAATAAGAGCTGTCTTATTAATAAGCATATCAACCTCAAAGGTATTTCTATTTTTAACATCGCCAAGCTTATTTACGATATGGATAAATCCACCATCATTAACCTTTGCAGAAACAAGTCTCTCTTCGCCATCTCTATTTGTATAGAAATCATTTACGCCAAGAGAGGTATCACAAGTAACCATTGTAGCATTCTCAAAACCATCTACAATAATAGTCTTACCTGTTTCAATGATAGTCTTTAATGCAGTGAAACGGCTATCTACCTTACCTGTACTAGTAATCTCAGCAATGTAAGTATAATTAACTGTAACAATGTTAAGTCCATCTTCATCTGTTGCAATACTAAGACTTCCCTTAATAAAAGGCTTTCCATAATTCTTTGATGCTGTGTTCTCGACTGTCTTTAATGTTAAATCATGCTCATAAATTCTTCCTTCGATGTGTTCCTTGTTAATAATTTTCTTCATATTATTTTTTACCTTTCATTTTTATTATATAAATATTATATCATATTTTTTTTGATTTGTCAACTTACTGCGCATAAAACAAAAGTTCATCAGCATAAGGTAATGTATGACACCAATCTATAAACTGATGCCATTCTGTCAACTTATGACCTGTGCGCCAGTGAATAATATTTCTTAATACAGCATAATTAGCTGTCCATGTTCTTGTCTGAAGCCATCCTTCGGGAAGCCAACGAATAAGTTCTTTCCAATATCTCTTATCTTTTGTTTCATTATACTTCTGACGGAGCGATTCAAGATGAGGAATAAGGACTGTTTCATAAAAACCGTTTGCAGCATCTCGATCATAATCATCTGTTTCAAAACAATCTATAGTAATAGGTGTACTAGCTAACTTATGCATTGTACTAGTTGAATTAGCCGTAGTACCTACCTTATAGGTATCCATTTCTTTCCACCAATAGAGCGGTGCAGTTATATCAACAGATATCGGAATCTGACGTAAAAATTTATCATTTGGAGTTCCCGCGGCAATCATACGTTGTGCAAGATCAAGGTCATTTGGACCAAGAGAGACAAAAGAACCATAATTTGCAAATTCACTATCTGATTTTGCATAACTTTCCATTGGATGTCTTAAACCATGAAAAGCATTTTCCCAGTTACCAGTCCACGTGTGTTCAAATCTCATACTACAGGCTCCTCTACAATTTCATCGCATACGCCGTCATTTAAAGCTTCTGTGGCGGTCATCCAATAGTCATCCTTATGAATTTCTCTATACTGCTCTTTTGTAATCTTTGTATATTTCAAAGTGATATCTTCTAAAAACTTAATCTGCTTTTTATAAAAGATAGCATAATTTTCAAACTGACTTGCAGTGCCTTCATTTCCTGTACCACCTTCATGATATAAGAATGAAGAATGAGGATAGGCAAAACGCTTGTGACCTGCAATAAAAGTAAAGAAACCACCACTCCATGCCTTTCCCTCATTAATTGTCCATACCGGAGTTTTTGACATAGCAATTGCATCTATCATTGTAAATGTTGAAAAAAGATCACCGCCATTAGTATTTATAAAAATTTTAATAGGTTTTCTATTTTCTACCAGAATGTCATGTTCATCATCCCATCTATTCCAAAAGCGAACAATAGATGCTACATAAATACCTGTATTTTCAGTAATTTCCCCAGCTAAATAAATATTTCTTTGTAATGCGTCATCAAGATTTACATAATCATTAAAATCATTGACTGCATCGTTTTCTATTGCCGTCTTAACAATATTTATTAAATCCGGTAATAATATATCGTTATTTTCAAAGTCTAATTTTGCCATATTGTTCTCCTAATTACTTTTTATTTCCTGTATTAGAATTATAACCAAAATCATAAGATTGATATAAATCTATATAATATCTTTCTTTTTCATTTAATTGTTCTCTTGGACATTCTTCCAATACTTCAAAAGAAAAATTCCATAAACCATATTCTTGCATTGATTTATAGAGTTTATTACCTGCGGGGGTGTCAATACCCAGACCACATTTTACGTGCTCATTCCAGCGGTCTTTAATACTCACAGCCTGACCGATATAACACTCTTTTGTCTTTGTATTGGTAATTTTATATATGCCCATTTTATCATTAATGCCAACTACGTTTGCAGCTAATGATTTTAAAGGTTTTTGAAAATAAGTTTGCCAAATCAACATGCTTAAAACACGAGGCTTATTTAATGAAGGCTTTAATGCTTCAAGCTTGGCTATATCTGCTTTATCTATATCTGATACTTCAATACAATAGAAAGAGATATTATTTTCAATTTCTTTTTCTCTTATTTGAGCTTCGATTGCGGCGGCCCGACTTGCGCGAATTTTCTCTAGGTCTGCACGCACAGCATCTGATTCTTGTAATAATTTTAATTGAAGATTAGAATATGCAGTTGTTAAAGCGTCTGTGTCTCTATCATAATCTTCTTCAACTTCTTTATATTTATTTTCTAAAACTGAACAATAGTTTTCAAAAGCCTTTTGTGATAATTCTTTTTGTTTATCATAAAGATTTTTTGAACTTTCAATGATATGATTTTGTTCAGTTCTTAATTGGTCTAATTGATGCTCCATCACTGTCAAAGAAGTTTGTGCATTATCTATTTTGCTATTTAAAAGATGTTCTTCTTCTCGAAGTTGAGCATTTTTAGCATCTACTTCTTTGTTTAGATGATGCGTGTGGAATATACAATATATACCAATTAAAAAGAAGATAATACCAAAAACTAAGCATATCCACATTTAAAACACCACCTATAAAAATAGGAGGGAGTGCTTATTTCTCCCTCCTATAATTATTTTTAGAAGTAATTAATTACTCAGCCTTGGGTGCAGCTGCTGCAGCCGCGTCCTCAGCCTTAGCCTTAGCATCATCATATGCAAGACCATCAGCGGTAGCGCGAATAAACTTTACTGCCTTATGAGAGCCATCCTCAAGCTCAATCTCTGCAGGAATACGCTCAGCATAACCCTTTCTAGCAAGACCAGAAGTAACAACGCCGTTAACACCCTTTACATCCATGCCAAGTGCCTTAGCGATATCATCTGCTGTCATATTTGTACCATCATTCTCTACAAGGTAATTAAGTACCTGTAAACTCTTCTCTGAAACTGCCTTTTTTGCCATGTTTCTTTTCTCCTTAATAATTAATTAATAATATGTTTTTTATTTATAATAATTATATCAAAAATTTTTTAATTTGTCAAGAGTCAGTTGCAAGAGTTTTAATCTCCTTTTGCTTCATTTAACTTTTCCATAACTAATTCATCAATCTCTAACAAATCATTTATAGTGCAATATTTTACTAATTCGCCTATTAGTTTTTCTTTTTCTGATATATTATTATCATCTGTAGTTTCCAACTCAAAAATGAGTTGGACAATTTTTTGCCGTGCTTTAGCATCCATAAAATTTCTTTCTTCTTTCTTATTACACATATATTATAACAAAAATTTTTAAAAAAATCAAGTCAACGGTCTCAAGAGCTAAATCAAACGGCTACAACTTTTAAAGGGTTGTTCATATATATTTAAAAATTGTAAAATAATTATTTAACAATTTTGACCAAACTTATCATTAAACTCAATCTCTGTTATAATTGGGATATTGTTTTTCTGCGCGGCAATATTTTTTGCAGATGTACTTGTAGCATCATTATTAATTAAATAATTTACTTTAGAGCTGATAGCACTAACCACTTTGCCGCCAAGACTGGTTATATAATTTGCAAGTTCATCTCTATTCTTCCATCTTCCAGAATTTAATTTTCCTGTTACGCAGAATGTGAGACCGGTCAAGTCGCCGCACTTGTTATTTTCTTTTGGAGCTGCAAAAGTTAAATATTTTACAATCTCATCTGCTTCCACATAATTAAATTTATTTATTGCATTACTAATTTCAGGGCCAAAACCATCAAAGATAGTCCAATCTCCGCCAACCGCATCTCTAAAATCTTCCCATGTAGAATAATATTTTATAATTTCTTTAGCTACTGTCCTGCCAACAAGAGGAATACCAAGAGAAGAAATAAAAGCAGATAAATCTACATTCTTACTACTTTCATCTATTGCGGAAAGTATCTTATTAACAGATAGTTTTCCGAACCCCGGTTGGTCAATCCATTCTTCTTTATGCGATTGAAGTTTAAATATATCTACAATAGAGTTTATCCAACCCCAATCGATTAATTTTTCTATAGTAGCTCTTGAAATACCTTTAATATCAAGACCCTTCTTACCACAAAAATGGTCAATCTGTTGTGCAAGCTTACCTTCACACTGCTCATTAGGGCAATAAAGATACTTGACACCTGTTGCAGATTCTCCTACTGTGGCTAGTGTTCCACAAATAGGGCAAGTAGGAAAATGATCTAATGTCATTCCATTATTCATTATAACTTCATTAAAATTTTTCTTCTCTGCCCATGCAATTTGAGGGATAATTTGATTAGCTTTATATACTGCAAGCTTCTGACCGAAGTAGCAACATTCTCCCAAAGTCTCTTCCATTACACTAAGATATGCAATGA